AGGCTGCTTTGCGATGATATCAGAGTGGCCTTCAGCGGCCTTTAGAGAGTCTACAAATCCTTGGGTTCTTCCACATCGCTTCTGGGCAGCATCCCAAATCATTCCTGGAGGACAAGGTCCTCGGTAATCTGCCTCTTCAGGGGCGGTATATCTTTCTTCAATAGAATTCTTAATCTCGGCGGCCTGTGCTTTTCGTAAGTCCACAGTCACCTGAGCAAATTCTGCCTCTGTAGTGGCCTTTGCAAAGTCTCTTATCTCAATATCACATGACTTAGCGCGTGCTAAGATCTTTCTACGTAGGGTTGCCTTCTCACTGGAAGTAATTCCCTTGGACTGATTAAATCTTGCCATAGCATTTCTAACTCGATTACAAGTATCGAGAGGGAACTTTCTCTTCGCCGGAACACCGAATGCGCTGTCCGGGAGGGACTGTCTCCTGCTGCCCAAGGGCGCTGCCTCTTCCTTATTCTCCTCTTCTTCTAAGGAAGCTCTGCACTTCTGCAGTTCTCTATTAAATACCTTAGAGATCCATTCGTGTGATGCGGTAACACTGGGCAATTTAGAATAGGCATCTCCAAGGTTGTACTTAGAAGCGGCAATCGTTAGATTGTGTAGAAGAGTCGTCTGCTCGGCAGGGGTAAGATCTCCCTTTAGCTGGGCATATGTGTTGATTACCTGCTCGGCCTGCTCCTTGGTATTAATAGGGAACAACTGCTTCGCGGGGAGCCCAAATTCTACGCCCTCAATTGTGGATAGCGAAGCAAATTCGTTTTTGGCGACAGTTTCTGCTGGCACAGCGACATCGTCTTCCTCACCGTACTCATAAACCTCTTGGGGTAAAGCATGCCCAAAGTGTTGAGAAGTATATTCGGTAGTCGCATGGTCTTTAACCACATAACCGGCTACTTTGTGAGAGTGGGAATGCTCCTCACGGCCCGTGATAGAAGTATTACCATTTCCTTCCATATCAAGGGTCGCTAGATGAGTGTGACCATCTAGCGGATCAGGAGTAGTCATTGCTACCTTCCCTTGAAGATGTCGCGCCAACTCCTGCTTCTCTTCCTCGGTGAGAACCGAGGCGGTCTCGGACGCCAGGCGCGTGTCCTTGTTTAGAGGAATACATTCTCTCAAAACAAAGTCAAACATCATGTCCGCTGGACAAGCATGATTAACGGTATCACGTCGTCCTTCCGGCTGGATGTTAACAACTTCTTGATGTCCGCCCACTCCAGGGGCGGCAGCGTCTTCATCGCTCTCAGCAGAAACGGACTCATCAGAGTTTTCTGACTCGGCCTCTTCTACTGAAACACAGCGTCGCTGGATAAAAGAAAAAACCGTGCCTTCGGCACAGCTTTCTGGTGTATCCATCTCTTCTGCATCAACGGCAGTCTCTGTATTAGCAGATGCCAGTTGCTGATCATCGTCTTCACGGACAACTTCGCCTCTCCATTCGGGGCCCTGTTCGTCGTTTAGACTTCTGGTATATGCTGTATGGTCTTGTCCGCCTATCGGCAAGCAGCGACCACTGGCTGGATCTCTACGGTGTCCTTCAGGACAGTCCTCACCAACTGTGACAGCAAACTCCCTTACTTCTTTAATAAAGGAAGCAGTGGCAGTTAAGCTTTCTAGCTTTTCATTATCCTTACTCATGGTTTTCTAACCTCCTCCTCTTGAGTTCCTATTTCTAGGCTTCTTGCGTGGACTTGTCTTCGGCTTAGCCTTACTAGGGGTTTTCGCCGGGGCCCCTCGGGGCCTCCCTTCACTTGGAGTCCCTTTAGGGGTCCTCTGTGTCTTCTGAACATTTTCTTGAATCATCTTCTCTATGTTCTTCTGGAATTCGGTAAGATCCTTCTGGGTAACTGTAGTCGGCTTACCGCTCGGTGTAGTGTCCGTCTCCGCTGGCGGAGTGGCTGCCGGAAGCGCCTTGGGATTATAGGGTGAACCGATAATACCAAGAATTCCGGCCTGGACCATTGGAGCCTCTTGCTTCATGTTAGCAAGCTCATTACCAAAGTCCATACCAAGCTTCTCAATACCAGACTCGTAAGAAATTATTCGACGATCTATCATGCCCTGTATGACGCTCATCATCATGATCTCGTCCTTAAGGGCATTCTCATCGAAGCGGACCATTGGGTATCTATCAAAACCCATTGCCAGGGCTACTTCCTCATACTCGTGATTGATCCACCGACGGACGCAGCGACGTGCATAGTTTATCTCTTCTGAAAAAGCCTTCGCAGCTAGTTCGACAGACTTAGCGTTTCCTTGTAAAGTTCCGTCCAAGAGGGCTCGTGATACTCCGTAGGCCTGGCTTAGATCGTCATTTACCTGTGCAAATTTATCTTGCCCTAGAATTGTACTTATCTCTGGAAAAGTAATCTTCTCAATGTCTAGGGTGTGGTTCCAAACAATATCGAAACTCTTACTAGGAGTATCAAATAGTGCAGCAACTGTTTCCAACTCTGTTTGACTGGTGACAGGGTGTAGGTCGTTACCGATGGTGATCTTAAGAATGTAGTTAGTAATTCCGTCCAGGGTAGAATAATCTGCCTTCTGTAAACTATCCTTATACTTTAAAGAGTCCATGGCCCTGGTAAGTTTGGGAAGAGGATATCTCTCATAATCCTGTCTACGATAATCGCATTTACCAACTAACTCTCTTGGTAATTTGACAGGCTTATTCTTCTGAATTTGATCCTTCAGCTCCTTAGGAAGCTTAGCAAGAAAGGCCCTCTGTTCAGGAGAAGCCTTGGAAGCGTTTTTTAACAAGTCCCGCACTTCAGTAAATGCTTCTGGCTTAAGAAGGGTCTCTGTTTGGTCAAACATTAAAGGACCCTCAATAATAACCGTAGACGGATTAAGGATAGTATAGTTTAACGGTACAAATGATTTAGACCAAATCTTCTTAGCTGCAGCAAACTCCTTGTCTGCCATAATCTTCTGCATTTCGGAGGTAGTCTTAAAAGCATTAGCTGCGCTCTTTTGATTTACAATCTGTTGAAAATTCTCTGGCTTTAGTTTTGGATCAAATTTACCTACGGTTTTAAATGTCCTTACCATGCCTACTCTAAAGAAATCAAAGAAAATTTTCTCTACCGTCGCCTGAAAATCAATCTCATCATTCCAAGTATCAAAGAACAACTTAATATCTGGATCATCAACGTCGTTCTTAAACCCCTTAGAAGCAAAGTTGGTAAGGGTATCAATTACAGTGCCGTAGTGTCCAGCAGTCTTGTAGAGGTCTATCGCATTCTGATAAACTCTTTGGGGCTGGATCTTAAGAACTCCTGGACGTAACTCGTCCAGGAGATCGAGGTCTACTCTTCGTGTAAAGTCTCTAGTGATCACGCGACCGCCTTCATGGAATCTAAGGGGGTTGGGCTCTCCATTCTTTCCTGTCAAAAAAGCAAGTTCTTTCGCGGGACGGCCGCTTTCTCCAACATCTATTTCTAATTCGTGAACTCCCTCTCTTACTTCTTCGTGAGATAGAACTTCAGAATTTTTCAGACCCTTGTTTAATTCTTCCTTTACTTTATCGGCCATTCACCTATCTCCTATCTCTTTGGCTTCGTCTTGGGAGTTAGAACCGCTGCGGGGCTTGTAAGAACCTTTCTTGTTCGCCCGTACGCTCGGTCTATCATTTTTCTCTTGTATTCCTCTGGGTCCCGCGCCATATCTAATTTATCTCTCATAGCTTCGGGAATATGGTCTTGCATTTCTGAAATACGCTGATACCCGCCGGGGAGGCCGGGAGCAGTCCTGGTTTTTCTAGGGGTTATTACTCCGGCGTGATGGATCTCACTATCTGGAATTCCTTCCGCCCATAGAAAATCATAGATTCCCCGAGCTGCTAACATAAAGGCGGTATACAAGTCCTTCTTTTGAAGTCCGTGTCCCGCGCCTTTAGGAACGTCAAAGTGGATCTTACCAGTGGGAGTCTCACTAATGATAATAGTTTGCATCTGCTGGAGAGTTCTGGTAATGGTTGCCCACGACTCTTCCTCGGCTGCTCGCGGTTCGTCTGCTCTGGGAGGGGCAGGGAAAAGAATTTCCCGGCGCTCTAATAACCTCAAAGCTGCAAAGTTGGAATCAGAAATAAACTCGGTTCCAAAATTACACATGGTCAGGATGTGTCTTCCTGTCCTTTGCTGATGGGCCTCATCCTCGGCGTCCAGAATAGGTCCGCCTGGAAGGCCTCTGTGGTTCTCCGCCAAAATATCCTTGATGGCCATTCCCCCTCCGCCTGCGTCCATATAAATAGATTGGACATTAAACGCCATGCAAAGATCTTCTAGGACAGCGGACATCTTAGGGAATGTTTCTTTCTGGTATTCTAGGGCGTGAACTACGCGAGCGGGATTGTTGATTTCAACAATTACAATGGCGAAGGAGTCTTCGCTGCGGGCGGGGTCTACACCTAAAATATAA